TTATTAAATCAACAGGAGCTAAAAAAGGTTCAAAAAGAAAAGGATCTAGATATGGTGAAGACTCTAGAGTGTCTGCTTCATATGAAAGACCGGATATGGACCCTAGTCCATTGAACCAAGGTGGTTACGTCGGAGGCGGTATGAGTGCTAGTGATTATGCACCTACTGCAGATTTATACATGAATATGTTTCAAGGTATAACCGAAGGAGCTAAAAAATTCGATGAAGCATATTACAATCCAGAAACTCAAGCTGAGAGACTAAAAAATAGAATAGAAAGAAGAAAAAAACGAGCTCAAAGAATATCTGAAAGATCTGGAGAAACTGGAGGTTATGACTACGAAAATCCTAAAGTTAATAAATTATTAGACACTAAAAGCTTAGAAGATAAAAAACAAAAAGCTTTGGCTAAAGCAGAAAAAAATAAGTATTCTGAACAAGAAAAATATTATCGTGAATTAGGAAAAAAAGTACACGAAGCTGGATACGATAAATAATATATAAAATGGAAAAAGGACACTACGGAAAATACACGGGTAATGCTAGATGCTGTATGGATCATGCTCATACAAAAGTAACTGCTAGTAACTATAAAGCCACAGAAAAAGACGATGCTGCTCATATTGATTATTTGAAACAAGATATTAAGTATGATGCTAAACACGGTCATAGTGATGCTAATATGACTGCAGATGAAAAGCACATCTCTAAGCTTGCTGGAGATATGAAATACGATAAAAAACACAAATCACCAGCAGCTAAACACTGCTTCTAAAAAAAACAAACATGGAATCAAACAAACAAGAAAAATACAACTTAATGCATGATAACCCAGTAGCTAAACACGCTAGTGGAGGATCATGGATGTCAAAGCACTCAAAGTCTGCTTTACACATGGGACATAGTCCAGCTAAAATGCACGGTGGAGATCATGACGATGATAAAAAACTAAAAGATATGAAATCCAAGCTATCTGCCCATAATGAGCTTAGAAGACAGAAAGGTGACTTTGGAGATATTCCAGCCAGTCCTTCAGCTAGTCCTAGAAGCTTAAGCAGCGACGATTCTCAAAAAATAGCTGACATGAAAAGAAAGTTGAAAGCACTTAACGAATTACGCAGACAAAAAGGACACTTTAATAAATAAACAGTAGGGATCTGTAAAACCTAAAAAAAAACATTAACATAAACTCAAAAAAATATGTCAACAAGACTAAAAATATCAGACTCATTAGTATTTAATGCTGATGAAATTGTATCTATTGAAGAGTATCAGAATATACCGGGAATAGGGATTGTTATATGCTTAACATCATCCACATTTAAAACCGGCTTGGCCGATGCCTCAGTAATCCAAAATGCAATTCTTCTTTTCCTGGACGGTATAGGACCGCAAGATGCTATACAAAAAATTAATAAAGCTTTAATAGCAGCTCCCTCTGGTTCAGTTGTTGAAGCAAATTTCAAATATAACTCCGCTGGCTTTGGTAATTTCGAAGACATTTAAAAAAAAAAAAAATGACACAATATTTAAAAATAAACTCGCAGCTTATAAATGCTGATACTATTATATTCGCAACTCCATCAAATACAGTCGCGACTGAGATTGAGATTATTACAACATCTAGCGTTGTATTGGGAGATGCAGGCAAAACGCTTACTGGTTATTGGTTATTGCAAACAGGATCTACAGACGAAAGAGATGCTCTTGTAATCGCTATAAATAAAGCTTTAACAGCTAAACCAGGAGGTAGAGTACTTGAAGTTCCAGCATCTAGCAATTATACTATTAGTTCTATAGAATACGATAAAGGTAGTTAATGAAATCAACAGGTTTAGGAGACGATATAGAAAAGTTCACTAAAGCTACTGGTATTAAAAAAGTAGTAGACACAGTCAGCAAGGGGTTAAACATCCCTTGCGGCTGCGCTGCTAGAAAAGGAGCATTAAATAAGATGTTTCCTTATAAAAACTAAATATGGCTTTTAAACTTAATAATCCTCCGTACACAATAGACAACACTCCAATATATCACGTAGATATGGAAGACGGGGTTATGGGTAAAGCCAATAACAATGGAACTATTATTATAAATAAAGATGTTCCAATAAATAAAATCCAGGACGTTATAAACCACGAAAAGGTTCATATAGATCAAATGAAACGTGGTGATCTTAATTACGACGATAAATACGTATACTGGAAAGGTAAAAAATACTCAAGAGCACAAATGCAAGAAGGTGCTAAGAACTTGCCTTGGGAAGCTGAGGCTTATAAAAATAGCTAAATGAAAAAAATCTGGCAATGGCTTAGCGGTAACGTTATAAAAGATGTTGGAGACGCTATAGATAAACTTACAACAACAAAAGAAGAAAAGCTTCAGATTAAAAAAGAAATTCAGATAATAGTTGAAAAAGCTACAGCTGAAGCAGATATTCAAATAACAAAACGCTGGGAAAGCGACATGACATCAGATTCATGGCTTAGTAAAAATACTAGACCAATGGCTTTGATATTTTTATCTTTTATGGCTATAGCTTTTATTTGGGTAGATAGTCATCACGAAATATCTTTCACTGTAGAACAAGAGTGGATAGAATTATTAAAACAATTATTAACAACCGTTTATGTGGCTTATTTTGGATCACGCGGTTTTGAAAAATATAAATCAATAAGCAATAAATAAATAATAAAAATTATGGCATTTACAAAAGCTATTCCAGTATTAAAGAGTAATACTATAAATATTCCACAACCTGGATCTTATCAAAGCGGTAGGAGTTCAACTGGTGCAAGCGCACTTACAACTGTTGATGCTAAATTCAATGGAGTTTCAAATCCTGGTAATACAGGTTATTCTGATAAAGTTGCTGTTGGAGATGTTGTTTACGTAGAAAACAATTCAACAAATAGACCAGATTTTATAACTCAAGTATCAGCTGTTGTTAGTGACGAGGAATTAACACTTGATCCACCAGTAAGTGGAATAGCAGCTCCTTATAATTATAAAATATATAGAAGTAACGGTGGTTCAAATAATCTACTTCAAGGTAATACCGGCTATGGACTAGTTGGCCCTTTCAACACAAACACTATCGTTCATTGTATACTAGCTGGTCAAACAGATTCAGTATATATAAAACCTAATGACACATCTGATTTAGGTTTAGAAAATTTAAAAATACAAAGAGTATTAAGCACCGGCACTATAAGCTTAGATGAATATGGTCTAGTTGCTGTAGAATAGTAATAAATTTACATAAAACTATGTAACTATCTATTTAAGAAGTAAAATTAATTAATTAAATCAAATCAAATGGCAAAAATTAAACAAGAAGAGTTAGAAAAAGTAATTTCTATTAAAAAAGAGTTAGATGCTTTAGTATCTGAGATAGGCGTTGTAGAAACACAGAAGCATGCTCTATTACACAAAGTAGCAGAAGTAAATGAAAGCTTAGCTAAAGAAAAGAAAGTTCTAGAGGAGGCTTACGGTAAGATCTCTATTGATCTTGAAACAGGTGAATACACTGAAATTACTGAAGAAGCATAATGGATTCAGTTATAAGAAAAATCAGTATAGGTTCTGATTACAAAAATGACGCTATGCACTACTCTATAGGTCAGCAGGTTTACGGAGGTCACGAAATAGCTTATATTTTGTTCAATGAAACTGATGGATCTTATAATATTCACATAAAGAAAAACAACGAGGTATTGCCATGGAAGAAGTTTAATTCTAACATGGCCGTATCTGTTGAGTATGATTTAGAGTATTAATGAAAAGCTTGTACGATTTTATCGTAAAGCCTGTTGGTGATAAATACAAAAACACAGTTAAAATAGGTGGCAAAGACATAGTTATCAATACTAAAATTGAAAACTGGAAGTTTGTAAACCGTTTAGCTAAAGTTATTGAAACACCACTAGCTTTTAAATCCGGCATTAAAAAGGGTGATATAATAGTTATACACCAAAATGTGTTTAGAACCTTTTATGATATGAAAGGTAAGAAAAAGAAAAGCAGATCATATTTTGAAGATGATTTGTATTTTTGCAACCTTGACCAGGTTTATTTATATAAAAATAAAAACGGTTGGAACACTGTTGGTGACAGATGTTTTATAACACCTATAAAAAGTAATGATTCTCTAACGCTTGATAAAGAGCGTAAGCTTGTTGGTATATTAAAATATGGCAATAAGTCCTTAGAAGCGCTAGAAATAAACCCAGGAGACCTAGTTGGCTATACGCCTAATGGTGAGTGGGAGTTTTTAGTTGAAGGAAAGAGACTTTACTGTATGAAATCTAATGATATTGTAATTAAGTATGAACACCAAGGAAACGAAGAAGAATATAATCCAAGCTGGGCAGCGAGCAGTTGAGGAGTTAATCAAAGTAGCTAAAGAAGCTATTGTTGATTCAGATGATGATATATCAGCTGACAGACTTAAAAACGCAGCAGCAACTAAAAAGCTAGCTATATTCGATGCCTTTGAAATACTTAATCGCATTGAAGAAGAAGAGAATATGCTAAACGACAAACCTAAAGAAGTTAAAGAAGAAAGAACTTTTAAAGGGTTTGCTGAAGGAAGATCTAAGAAATAATGTACGAGCAAACGTTATATAAGGTCTTAAAAGATCACATCAAGCCTAAGGTTTTAAAACGCACGAACCGTTATAAGAAATGGGAGTACGGTTACAACAAAGAACATGATATCGTTATAATAAGTAAAGACGGTACAATAGGTGAGATATACGAGATACAAAACTTAAAAATAGCTTTACCTAAAGCTAATAATGTACATAAGTTTGAAACTAACAAGTGGGAATATACGGAATATCCTAAAGTATTAAAAAAAATAAAGTCTGTATTTGATTGGGAGGAATACCCGTTAGACTTTAAAGAAAAATGGTATGATTACATCGATAATGAGTTCGTCCGCAGGGAAGAAGGCTTTTGGTTCTATAATAAGGATGTGGCTACTTACCTTACTGGTACTCACTATATGTACTTGCAGTGGTCCAAGATTGATGTTGGGCAACCAGACTTTAGGGAAGCAAACAGATTATTCTTTATATTCTGGGAAGCTTGTAAAGCAGACAAGCGTAGTTACGGAATGTGCTACCTTAAGAATAGACGATCTGGATTCTCCTTTATGTCTTCAGCTGAAACGGTTAACGCTGCAACAATTCAGTCAGATTCACGGTTTGGAATATTGTCCAAATCTGGCCCTGATGCAAAGAAGATGTTTACAGACAAGGTCGTTCCAATATCGGTCAACTACCCGTTCTTTTTCAAACCAATTCAGGACGGTATGGACAGGCCAAAAACAGAGCTTGCGTACAGAGTACCCGCGACAAAGTATACCCGTAAGAAGCTTGAGACAAACGAATCGCTCAGAGAGCTCGATGGTCTTGACACCACGATCGACTGGAAGAACACAGGGGACAACTCGTACGACGGGGAGAAACTAAGATTACTGGTCCACGATGAGAGTGGTAAGTGGGAAAGACCTAATAATATATTAAACAACTGGCGTGTTACCAAAACGTGTCTTAGATTAGGTTCTAGAATTATTGGTAAGTGCATGATGGGTTCAACTAGTAACTCATTAGACAAAGGTGGTGATAACTTTAAAAAATTATACAATGACTCGGACGTCACTCAACGAAATGCGAATGGACAAACTCGCTCTGGATTATATAGCTTGTTTATACCTATGGAGTGGAATTACGAAGGATACATTGATTCTTATGGATTACCTGTCTTCGACACGCCAAAAAAACCAGTTCAAGGACCGCAAGGTGATGAAATAGATTTAGGTGTAATAGAGTATTGGGACAATGAAGTTGAAGGATTAAAGCAAGATCAAGATGCTTTAAATGAATTTTATAGACAGTTTCCGCGTACTACTAAGCACGCTTTTAGAGATGAATCAAAAGAATCTTTATTCAACCTAACTAAAATATACGAGCAGATAGATTTTAATGAAGATCTTAAAAATTCTATAAGTGTAACAAAAGGTTCTTTTCAATGGGAGAACGGTCAGCAAGACAGTAAAGTTATATTTGTACCAAATAACAGTGGAAGATTTTTAGTAACTTGGGTGCCAGCAATTCATTTGCAAAATAAAAGATATCAAAAAAATGGCATTAATTACCCAGGTAACGAGCATATAGGTGCTTTTGGTTGTGACCCTTACGATATATCAGGTACTGTAGATAAAAGAGGTTCTAAAGGATCTTTGCACGGCTTAACCAAGTTTTCAATGGAAGACGCACCAGCAAATCATTTCTTTTTAGAATATATAGCAAGACCTCAAACAGCTGAAATATTTTTTGAAGATGTATTAATGGCATGTGTATTTTATGGTATGCCAATACTAGTAGAGAATAACAAGCCAAGACTTCTATACTATTTTAAACGTAGAGGTTATAGAGGATTTGCAATGAACAGACCTGATAGAACTTACAGCAAGTTATCGGTGACAGAAAGAGAACTAGGTGGTATACCAAACTCTAGTGAAGATATAAAACAAGCTCATGCTTCTGCAATAGAAAGTTATATAGAGCATTTTGTTGGATTAAAAGAAACAGGTTACGGTGATGTTTATTTTCAAAGAACATTAGAAGACTGGGCTAAGTTTAATATAAACAATAGAACAAAGCATGATGCTTCTATTAGCTCTGGACTAGCTTTAATGGCTTGTAACAAACACAGATATTCACCAGTAAATAAAATAATTTTAAAACCTGTAGATTTAGGTATCAAAAGATATGACAACAGGGGAACTACATCAAAAATAATAAGTTAAATGAATATATATACTAATTCAAATAGCGCTTTTCCAAGTCAAGTAGTTAGTGATGCTGAAAAAGCAAGCATAGAGTACGGCGGTCAAGTTGCTATGGCTATTGAGTATGAATGGTTCAAATCAGGTAGAACCAACGGTAACGCTTATTTAACCAATTGGAATAACTTTAACACATTGAGACTGTACGCTAGAGGTGAGCAGCCTGTTCAAAAATATAAAGATGAGTTGTCTATTAATGGTGATTTGTCTTATCTTAATTTAGACTGGAAACCTGTACCTATTTTATCTAAGTTTGTAGACATTGTTGTTAATGGTATATCAGCACATTCTTATGATGTTAAAGCTTATGCTCAAGATCCTGAATCTATAAAGAAAAGAACTGAGTATGCTTCTAAGATATATGAAGACATGCTAGCTAAACAATACTTAGATAATTTAAAAACAAATCTAGGTATTGACTTATACCAAGTACCAAACCCTGATTTACTACCAGAAAGCGAAGAAGAGCTAGAGCTTCATATGCAGTTGTCATATAAGCAAAGCATAGAGATAGCTGAAGAAGAAGCTATATCCTCTGTTATGGCTCAAAATAAATATGAGCTTACAAAACGTAGACTTAATATGGATTTAGCTGTTTGCGGTATCGCAGCTGCTAAAACAAACTTTAACACAGCTAACGGTATTACTATTGATTACGTAGACCCAGCTTATATGGTTTATTCATATACAGAAGATCCTAACTTCGAAGACATATATTACGTAGGTGAAATAAAATCTATTACAATACCAGAGCTTAAAAAAGAGTTTCCAAATATATCTGAAAAAGAGTTACAGCGTATACAACAAATGCCAGGCAACAGACAATATGTAACTGGTTGGGGTGGATACGATGAGAATACTGTACAGGTTTTATACTTTGATTATAAGACGTATCATAATCAAGTATTTAAAATTAAGAAAACAGATCAAGGTCTGTTGAAAGCTATTGAAAAGCCAGACACGTTTAATCCACCTGAAAATGATAACTTTGAAAGAGTATCAAGATCAATAGAGGTTTTATACAGCGGCGCTAAAGTATTAGGAACTGATACGATGCTTAAATGGGAACTTGCTGAAAACATGTCAAGACCTTATGCTGATACTACTAAAGTTAAAATGAATTATTCTATATGCGCACCTAGAATGTACAAAGGTAGAATAGAAAGTTTAGTTAGTAAATGTATTGGCTTTGCTGATATGATTCAAATAACACATTTGAAACTACAGCAGGTAATGTCTAGAATAGTACCAGATGGTGTTTATTTAGATATGGACGGCTTAGCTGAGGTAGATCTTGGCAATGGCACTAACTACAACCCAGCTGAAGCATTAAATATGTATTTCCAAACTGGTTCTATTGTAGGTAGAAGCTTAACTCAAGACGGCGACTTAAACAGAGGTAAAGTACCAATTCAAGAATTAAACTCTAGCTCTGGTCAAGGCAAGATACAAAGTCTTATAAATACGTACCAGTATTACTTGCAAATGATACGTGACGTAACGGGTCTTAATGAAGCTAGAGATGGTAGTACGCCAGACAAAAGCACGTTGGTAGGTTTACAAAAAATGGCCGCTAACGCATCTAATGTTGCTACTAGACATATCAAGCAGTCATCATCTTATTTAACTCTTAGAGTTGCAGAAAACATAGCTCTTAAAATAGCAGATGCACTAGAGTTTCCATTAACAGCTGAGTCGCTTACTAACTCTATTAGTAATTACAATGTTAACACATTGAAAGAAGTTGTTAATTTAAATCTTCATGACTTTGGTATTTTCTTAGAGTTAGAACCAGACGATGAAGAAAAAGCTCAATTAGAAGCTAATATACAAGTTGCATTGCAGCAAGGAGGTATTGATCTTGAAGATGCTATAGATTTAAGACAGATTAAAAATCTTAAATTAGCTAATCAATTATTAAAGGTTAAGCGTAAAGCTAAAGCTAAGAAAGACCAAGAGAATAATCAAGCTAATATTAGAGCTCAAGCCGAATCTCAAGCAGATGCTAATGAGAAAATTGCAATGAACGAAGTTCAAAAGCAAGAGGCTATTAGCGGATCTAAAGTTCAATATGAGCAAGCTAGAACTCAAATGGAGATTCAAAAAATGCAAATTCAAGCTCAGCTTGATCAACAAAAAATGCAAATGCAGCATCAGTTCGATATGCAATTGAAACAACTTGAAGTTCAAGGTCAATCTCAAAAAGAACAACAAAAAGAAGATAGAAAAGACAAGCGTATAAAAATGGAAGGTACGCAACAAAGTGAAATGATAAGCCAAAGAAATAACGATGGCTTACCAATAGACTTTGAAAATCAGCCAGACGCTGGTATGAACGCGTTTATGTAAAACGTTATTTAATTATTTAATTATATTATATTATGTCAGAAGTAAAAACAAATGAACCTGTTAAACAGGAAGGTGAGTTTAAATTGAAAACAAAAAAGAAAACACCTAAAAAATTAAACCAAACAGAGGATAACGTAACTAAAGTAAATGTTAATCCTAAAGAACCTTTGATTGAACTAGAACCAGAGGTTAAAAAAGTAGTAATAAAAAAAGAAGAAGATGCCATTCAAGTCGGAGAAACAAAGGAGGTATCTGTGGAAGAACCATCCGGAGATAGCGCAGAGGTGGGAGAACCTGTACAAGAGTCCAACGAGACTACTGAAGGGTTTTCTCCGATCCAAGAAGTAACAGAAGCTGAAGTTAAACAAGTTGAAGCAGAAGTTAAAGAAGCTATAAGAGATGAAAAAGTATTAGGCAAACCATTGCCAGAGAATATTGAAAAGCTAGTCGCCTTTATGGAAGAAACTGGTGGGACAATAGAAGATTATACTCGTTTAAATGCTGATTACAGTAATGTAGACGATAAAACTCTTTTGAAAGAGTATTATAAAAAGAATAAACCTTACTTAGATAATTCAGACGTTGAGCTTCTGTTAGAGGATTTTGACTATGATGAAGACATCGACGAAGATAAGGATATACGCAAAAAGAAACTTGCGTTTAAAGAAGAAGTTGCGAAAGCCAAAAACTTTTTGGAAGAAACCAAGAGTAAATATTACGACGAGATCAAGTTGAGACCGGGCGTTACTCAGGAACAACAAAAAGCTATGGATTTTTTCAATAGATATAATAAGGAGCAAAAACAAGCTGAGCAACAGCATCAAATGTTTAAGGATAATACTAAAAAACTTTTCAGTGATGATTTCAAAGGTTTTGATATCAATGTTGGTGAAAAGAAATATAAGTACAATATTCAAAATGTTGATAAAGTTGCAGAGAACCAGTCTAATATAACAAACCTCGTTGGGAAGTTCCTAGACGAAAATGGTAATGTTCAAGACGTTAATGGTTATCACAAGGCTATTTATGCTGCTGAAAACGTAGATAAGATTGCCGCTCATTTTTATGAGCAAGGAAAAGCAGACGCTGTAAAAGACGTTGTAAACAAATCAAAAAACTTGAGTGACACTAAAGCTAGGACTTCTCAAGGAGATGTGTTTTTAAACGGATTTAAAGTGCGAGCTATTTCAGGTGCTGATTCTACAAAACTTAAAATAAAAACTAAAAAATTTAACTAATAAAAACTTAATATTATGAGTTTAACTCCTCAATTTGGTAAAATAGTACCAAGTCAAAAGCAAGAGCTTTTGAACTCTAACTACTTGAAATTTAATGAAGCAGGCGGTGGAAACACTGATACTTTTGCACAACAGTATTTGCCTGAGATTTATGAGCAAGAAGTAGAGCGTTATGGAAACAGAACGTTATCTGGATTCTTAAGAATGGTTGGCGCTGAAATGCCAATGACATCTGATCAAGTTATTTGGTCTGAGCAAAATAGATTACATATTTCTTATGATAATTGTACTTTAGCAGGTGGTAACTTACAGATTGATCTTCAAACAAACGGTACTACTATTCAAAACGTTGTTTCTCCTAGAGCTACTATCGTTGTTTTAGATCCAGCAACTGGTCTTGAAGAAAAATGTTTGGTAACTGATTCTGACACTGCACTTGGTATTCTTACTGTACAACCTTATACTGTTGCTAACCTTGCTGGATTTACGTCTGGTTCTTTGAAAGTATTTGTTTACGGTTCTGAGTACCAAAAAGGTGGATCAATTTCAGCTGGAGCTGTAGGCGCTAATACTGGAACTCAGTACGTAAGTGTTGATCCTCAGTTTACACAACATTCTAACTCACCAATCATCATCAAAAGCCAATACGTAGTATCTGGTTCTGATATGGCACAAATTGGATGGGTTGAAGTTGCTACTGAAGATGGTGCTTCTGGTTATTTATGGTACTTAAAAGCTGAGTCTGAAACAAGACTACGTTTTGAAGATTACCTAGAAATGGCTATGATTGAAGGTGAAAAAGTAGGTGCTGGTTCTCCAATTACAACTGGAAAAGGTACTGAAGGCTTATTTGCTGCTATTGATGATCGTGGTAATGTAAACGTTGGATTTACTGCTGCTGCTGGATTAGACGCTTTTGATGATATCTTAAAGAACTTAGATACTCAAGGAGCTATTGAAGAAAACATGTTATTCTTACAAAGACAAACTGCTTTGGATTTTGACGACATGCTAGCTTCAATCTCTGGCGGAACTGCTGGTGGTACTGCTTTTGGATTATTTGAAAACTCAGAAGAAATGGCATTGAACTTAGGGTTCAGCGGTTTCCGTAGAGGTTCTTATGATTTCTACAAGACTGATTGGAAATACTTAAATGATGCTTCAACTCGTGGCGCTATCGACGGAATTAATTCTATCGAAGGTGTCTTGATTCCTGCTGGAACATCAACTGTATACGATCAAGTACTAGGAACTAATATACGTAGACCTTTCTTGCACGTACGATACAGAGCTTCACAAGCTGATGATCGTCGTATGAAGTCTTGGTTGACTGGTTCTGCTGGTGGTGCATTTACATCTACATTGGATGCTATGGAAGTAAACTTCCTATCTGAAAGATGTTTAGTAACACAAGCTGCTAACAACTTTGTATTATTCAAAGGAGTGTAATCACTCAAAACTAATATACATCCCGTCTTCGGGCGGGGTGTTTATTTTATAACTATTTAATTTTATTATATTATGGCTAAAAAAGCTAAAGCAGTAGAAACTGTTGAGGTTGCACCTCAAGAAGTAGCGGTTAAAACCGCAACAAAACCAACTAAACCAAGTTGGGAGATTAAAGATAGAATTTATTACTTAAAAGGTAATAAAAGCCCTTTGACATTAACAATACCTAGTAGACATACTAAAAAACACTCTTTATTATATTTTGACAAAGTAAATGGTAAGCAAAGAGAAATTAGATATGCAACTAATCAAGATTCACCACTTATAGATGAACAAAAAGGTGAAGCAACTTTAGGTCACATTATGTTCAAAGATGGTGACTTAAGAGTACCCAAAGAAAAACAAAACTTACAAAAACTACTTTCTTTATATCACCCATTAAAAGGTAGAATATATGAAGAATTTAGTGCTGTTGAAGAAGCTGCTGATGATTTAAATGTTTTAGATCTTCAAATTGATGCTTTAAACGCAGCTAGAAGTATGGAAATAGATCAAATAGAAGCAATACTAAGAGTTGAAATTGGATCTAAAGTAAACAGTATGAGCTCTAAAGAACTTAAAAGAGACATACGTTTATTCGCAAGATCTAATCCAGAGCTTTTTATTAGCCTAGCTAATGATGACAATGTTCAATTAAGAAACACAGCTATTAGAGCTGCAGAAGCTGGTATTATTAATCTATCAGGCGATCAAAGAACATTTACTTGGGGATCAAACGGTAGAAAATTAATGAACGTACCTTTTGATGAAAACCCTTACTCAGCATTTGCTGCTTTCTTGAAAACAGATGAAGGTGTTGAGATCTATAAATCTATAGATAAAAAACTATAAAAACAAGTGATACTAATACATAGGCGGTTTCGGCCGCCTTTTTAGTATAATAAAAAATTAATATGGCAGTAAACGTAAATACAGTATATCAAACAGTCTTGTATATATTAAACAAAGAACAAAGAGGATATATAACACCTGCTGAATTTAACAGTCTTGCTACGCAAGTACAAGATGAAATATTTCAATCTTATTTCCCTGATGGTAATCAAGTGAATAGATTAAATCAAAATAACTCCCAAAATGACACTGAGTTCTTTAACATGTTTAAAGATATAAATTATAAACTACACCCATTTGAAAGAGAATTAACTTTTACATATAACTCTTTTAATGAGTGTTTTTATAATAATACAGGCTCTACATTGTTCAAAATAGGTGATGTTGTAACAACTTATAGTGGACAACCTCAGTATTCTTCTGTAACGCAACTTGTTAGTAAAAAAGATTTTGATAAAATAACAAGATCAAAATTAACTGCTCCTACTAAAAGATATCCTATATTTAGAACAACTAGCAGCGATTTAGTTGATGCTGCGATTTCTATAAACAATAGTGGTTCTGGATATGTAAATGGTTCTTCACATGGAACAACTGGTGGCAATGGATCTGGCTTTACAGTTACTGTTAACGCTCCTAATGGTTTTGTTTTAGGTGTTAATGTTACTGATTATGGATCTGGTTATTTACCTGGAGACGTTCTTTTAATTGATGGTGGAACTACTTCTGCTCAAATAACTATAACTCCATTAAATAGATTAATTTTAAAAATAAATCCAAATCCTAATAATCCTGGAGACACTGTTAGTGTTAATTGTATTTTAAAACCAAGCTCTCCGGTGTGGGGTTTTAATATTGGATCTGTTGGTCAATATATATTTACTCCAGTAGGAGAAACATCTTCAACGTCTGTTGATTTTGAATTAGACATATCAGAACAAACTAATTTAATAATAGGTATACTTAAATACTGTGGTATTATAGTTAATGATCCAACTATAATACAAGCAGCAGCGCAGCAATCTGCACAAGTAGAAGCTAACGAAAAATCTTAAATAAATGAGTTTAGTAACAGAAACAAATCAACAATACTACCAAGGCGCTCAAGTTTTCTTAATACCTACCACAGGCACTGAGCAAGAGTTTACAACTACATTTGATACTGATTTAGTATTTGGATCTTCTGACAATACAGATGTTAACTATGCTTTAAATAATTTCAAACTATATTTGAGTCCTAGT